GCCGATGGGAATTCACCGTAGACCTCAACCCTAGCCTGTGGCGAATCCTCGCCATACTCCGCAATGATCTGCTCATATATCTGCTTGTCCGTGTCCTCGACCGTTCTGGAGTCAATATTCTCCGTGTGCCAGAAGTTACGCTTGGCGTGGAAGCACTCGTAGAAGTAGCCTTGATTACGCCGTGGGTTACTGAACGCGAACCAGTACCGGTCAAGGATCGGTTCCGTAAAGAAGCCCGCACCGACCGACCAGATGCCGTCTGGAATACCGGACGCTTCGTCGAAGATCAGCATCATGCCGTCGTGGTTGTGAACACCCGCGTAGCTGTCGGGATTTTCTTCCGACCACAGTTTGCCTTCAGCCGCCCAGTAGCGCGTACCTTTTTTCAAGTCCCGCTCGACCAGTTCAGTTAGCCACTTAGCGGGAACTAGCTTAGTTGCGCTGATCTCCCACCAGTGGTTGTTAATGACCATCGCCTGCCACTTAGTCAGCTCACCCCATGTGACCGACCGCAGCTGCGCTTCACTGTTGGCGCTCACGATCACGGAGGAGCCTATGCGGGTGGTCAGCATCCACAGGATGAGCCAACTGACTAGCGCCGACTTACCAATCCCTCGACCGGACGCAACCGCAGTACGCAGCGCGTCCATGTCGATCTGACCCCGGTTGTTTCGGATGTGGCTGGCTATCCTGCGCAGTATCTTGCGCTGCCAGGTGCGCGGGCCTTTAAACTTAACCAGTGGTGTGTTGGGTTGCCCCCACGGGAACGCGAACAACACGAACGCCTCGGGGTCGTCAGCGATGGTCGGCGCCCAAAGGCGCGTCATTAGGAGCTGCTCGCCCTCGGCGTCATAGATCGGCTGTTGCGCCATTATTTACCTTGCAGTCGTTTCAAGTCTTGCAGGTGGTCGGAGCCTATAAAGTACACGCCTTTGGGCTGCGACAGCAACCAGCGTTGACGGTACTCGTTGGCTTTGTTGGCCATCTGGCGTGCGGGCGTGTCGTCAGACTCCCACATGTCGCGCTCGCCTCTATCCAGAAACGCAGCCACGTTTTCCTTTGACGCCGGGCGCTGGGCTTCTTGCAAGAACTCCGGCCCCATGTTTTGCAGGAAAGTCGCCAAGGTCTTGCTATCAAACTTGCGGTCTTTAAAGTACCCGAACTTGTCTTGGTTCTCCAAGATGCTGTCAAATATCGTCTTGTCGCTAGGCAGTATGTCTTTTTGCTTGTTTACGTCCGTGTTGGTGAACAGCGTAAACAGGAATTCTGACGGGTAGCCTTTGACCGCCTTAGACGCCGCGTCGTCCCACGACCCTTTATACGACACGCCCGGCAGCTTGTCGCCGCCCGTGCCTTCGTAGTACGCGCCGTATTGCGCAGCGTCTGCCTTAATGCGGGAGGGTAACGTCATGGGTTCGCCATGCACTTGCCCAACAAAGGTCACGCCGGGGCGCGGCGAGTAAGTTTGTATTGGCGTAGTGGGTGTGGTGGCGTAGTCGCCGGCACCGACTGCTTGACGCAGTACATTAACCGACGGTGGCGCGAGTGCGTTCAGTGGCATTTTCCAGATACTCCGGTTGCTGTTCCGTAATCAGTCCGTCCAAGACGCGCTCTTGTGCTTGTTGCAACGCCTGCGTGATGCTGATCTTGTTGGTGATGTCGACGCTAATCTCTTGGCGGGCCGTCCAGCCGTGGGCGTGCTGCAAGATAGCTAACGCCGCCTTGCTGTCGCCAGCGCGGGCTGCTTCACGCAGGTGGGCGCTGGCCTCCATCTCGCTGTCGGCGCGGCCCTTCATGGCGGCCATGTCCGCTGCCGGGTCAAGCTCGCACAGCTGCCTGAACTCGGTTGGCAGCATACCTGCCGCCAAAGCGAGCGAGTCGCCCTTCAGACCCAAGGCAGCAGCGTCATAAATGGCCTGAAGCCTAGCTTCGGTCGCCTCGACTTTGCGCGGTGAGAATGGTATCGATTTGAACATATGCGGATATTAGCGCATTTGTGGGCAATGTTGGCTACCAACATTTTTTAAAAAAATAAAAAATTTCTTCTGACACCTCCGTGACCGCGACCGGCCTGCCGCCGGCCCCCCACCCCCCAGGTTAGTGAGCACTCACTTACAAGTTGTCAGCCTGGCAAGTTAGTAAGCACTAACTAACCAGGTTAGTGAGTACTCACTTACAAAGTTAGTGGTCACTAACATGACAGGTTAGTGGTTACTAACTGTTAGCATAATGCTACCAAACCTGTGGATAACTTTATGTATTGTCATTCTGCTATGTGGGCAATGTGGGCAATGTGGACTATGGTTTAAAATCGCAGCCGGCTCTTTAAACGCTGCCATATTCCTGACACTATTGCCGTAATAATAACGAAAAAACACAAAATCTAGCTTTACAGAATAATCTGTCACATTACCCACAAATAGCCAAAAGCCGCTCGCAGTCTGCCTTTTGCCGTGGGTCAAATAGGGCGTTTTTTGACGTCCACGTTTTGCCCTTTTCATCCACAAATTGACCCGAAAATAAGTGCAAAATAATGTTTGACATTGTAAAAGAATCTTGTATAATGGTTTTCAGCAGCAAAACATTGTGTAGTATTTCACTGCCTAATTTTTAATCACTTAAGGAAACCGACCATGACTAAATTCGAGACTAAACAAGCGGCGATCGTTGAATCACACGTTTTCGCCGGTAATGACATATCAGCGGCGCGTATCTTGTCATCATTGATTCGCGTATCACGTACAGACAAAAGCCGGCGCGATCTGATCGCTTTGGCCGAAGGCCTTCGGTTAGCCGGTCATCCAGAATTCAGAATCTAAATCAAACGGCCGGCGCAAGCCGGCCACTACTAAGGGGCACGATATGAAACTCAAAACTATTCAGACACTCGCATTGGCCGCTCTCGGCACGCTAATCGTTATCGGCACGCTGACCCGCGTATTTGATAGCGCCGAAACGATTATGTGGACGGCAATATGGCTCGCATGCGCCGCCGCGCACGTCACCACAAGCGACAGCGACATTTAATAACTTGATAAGGGAACCGACTATGAAAACAATTTATGACGCCGGCGATCTATCGCAATATGACAATACCGAATTGTCACTTGTCGCTGAATTCACGTTACCAGACGGCACGCGTGCGTGCGAGAGCTTGTCAACGCTTGATTTGGCGGACGTTGACGCAACAGACTATCCAGACGCCGTTTTCTTTTATTCGGTTTATTTGCACGTCAAAACCGGCGGCACTGTATGCGCCGGCGATTTTTCGTCACTTGATGACGCGCAGATATATTGCCACGCACTCGACGCATTATTAGCAGTTTAATCAATCACAAGGGAACCGACCATGCAAAACCCGTTCAAAGCACAATTAAAACGCGAAAACCTACCCTATCGCCGCGTTTTGGGTGAATCTAGCGCCAAAACAATCAAGGGCGAGAAAATTGGCTATCTGACGGCCATATGCTATCTGGTACCAGATGAAAAGCTTTGTCCGTTCGCGATAATGGCCGGCTGTTTTGACGGCTGTTTAAAATCGGCCGGCCGTGGCGCGTTTAATGCCGTGCAAGCGGCACGCGCGGCCAAAACCGCGTTTTTTCGCGAGAATCAGCGCGCGTTTATGCTATCAATGGCCGCCGATGTATGGTCGCATGCGCGCCGTGCGGAAAAATTAGGATTAATCCCGCTTGTGCGGCCGAATGGCACGTCAGATATCCCGTTTGAAAATATTCTGATTGACGGCAAAACGATTTTCCAATTGTTCGCTGACGTTCAATTCTACGATTACACAAAACACCCTAGTCGCAAGTTAGACGGCAAAACGGCCGGAAATTATGATTTAACCTATTCATTTTCCGCTATCACGCCGAAACCGATATCGATCAAAGGCCTGATTAATCCGGCCAATAAACGCACGGCCGTAGTATTCCAAAAGCAAGCCGATATACCGGCCGAATTTCGCGGGTGGCCGGTCGTTGACGGCGACGATACTGACGTGCGGCATATTGAGCCGGCCGGCGTGGTAGTGGCTTTATACGCCAAAGGCAAAGCAAAACGCGATACCGGCGGTTTCGTTCAAATTAAGGGGCGGGATTATTGATGCGTACCATAACCGCAAAATACACCGGCACGTGCGCGGCCACTGGCGCGCGCATATTGGCCGGCGATTTAATCCAATGGTCCAAAGGCCGTGCCGTGCTACTCGAGCGGCGCCGCACGGCCGTCGACACTATCACGCTGCACGGCGAAAGCGGACCGCAAACGTACTATCAGAATGCGCGCGGCCGATGCATCGATGCGCCGTGCTGCGGCTGTTGCACGCTATGAGCGGCCGCTACCGGCTGCAATACGGCCGCTTAGACTGCTTTGATGCGGTTATACAGTGGCTTGATTACCCGCCGGCCACTGGCCGGTATATCACGCGGCGCGTGCCTGTACCGGCGCGCCTAATTCCGACAATTGAAAGCCACGGCCGTGCGCTGTGGTAAACCTGAAAGGTATTATTATGACAATCGCTGAAATCAAATATATGTATGACTCAAACCCTGATATGACTCTAGATCAATTATCGCGAATTACAGGGTTATCAATTAAAGAACTAAAGTTTATTTTAACTTGTACTGATAACGAATATTGAAAGGGTTACTAAAATGCAAACGATAAATATTGACGGCACCACCTATAAAGTGAAATTCGACCGCGACCCGGTCGAGCTGGCCAAAGCGGCGCGCAAAGCCTGGAAACCGAAAAAGCCAAAAGATATCCGCAAGTTTCCGACATGGACTCCGACAGTATCAACGGCCGATTATATCCGCCGGTTTGATGCGCTTAATTTTCTGCAATCGGTCGACTATACCGGCGCCAGTACCGAAAGCGCCGCGCAGTATGACCCGACAATGCCACTATTTGAGGTGATTGATGAAAACGCATACTGACACCAGCGGCGGCCATTGGCCGCAGCATCTGTGGCCTTACACATACACGCATGGCGATACCGAATTGCTTTGCTTTTTGGATTATGAGCCCGGCGACCGGTCGGTCGGCATGGCCGCCGGCGCCTGGCTCATCCACGCTTACGCCGGCGGTGTCGACGTGGTCGACCTGCTCAAAGACCCTATCATTAAAGATATTGAGCAGGAGGCCGCATGTTCGCTCTCATCGGATTGATACTTGCAGCCATGCTCGCGATCGTGCTAGGGTTGTGACGCGCCGCCTCTCCCGGCGCCCTTCGGTTCGCCCGTCAGGATCAAACCTGACGGGCTTTTTTTTACTTGACTAGTCGCACAGCTGACGGCGGCGGTGTTTCTTCGACCATGCGGCGCAATTCTGATTTAGTGGCCGTGGCGGCCAACTCTGGCGCACAGATAATGTGCTTACGGGTGTCAAACTCCCGCGACTTTAAGCGCCCCATATCGACCCAGCCGGCTTCTTTCAACGCGTGCAATAGTGCCTGCTGTACCACGCGGGTACTCATCGGCGCGCCGCCCTGTAGCCGGTCGCACAGGCTATAGAACGGCGCGGCCACGACACCAGCAGCGAACTCGCCCAGCCGGCGCTCGATCATCTCGACAAGGTAGGATTCGGCGGTAGACCGGCCCTGCTCGACCATGATTATTTTCGCCTCAGTCAGCGGCGGTGTCGCGCCCGGATTGAACCGGGAAACATCTCGCTGATACAACCAGCCGGCAGCCACAGCCAGGCCGCCGGCCTTGTACCAATCCCAGATCGCGCAGGCTTCTGTCTCGGTCATGCGCGGAGCTTCCGAATAAGTCACAAACCAGCGGCGGTCGTCCCCTGCCAGCGAGATCGGGACACGCTCATTGGAAAACGCGAGAACGAAAATGCGGTTTAGCGCCTGATACGGGTGCATGCCCTTGCGGTTCACCTGCAAAAAGTCCGGCGGCGCTGCAATGATGGGCTTCAGGTGGTTTTCGAGCGCTCGACGATCTTTCGCCTCGCTCTGGCGCAATTCCTCAAACACCATGACCTCGGATTCATACGCGTAACCCCATTGCGACTGAATCTCTTCATTGCGGACAATCGACACGTTCGAGAGCGCCTCGCCGCCAATACCCCATAAGAACGGCTGCCACATGGTGTCTTTACCAGAACCAGGGTGACCGATATGCAGCACCGCGTGATTGATCTTGCGATTCGGGTTTTGAAGCTTGTAGGCCATGACGTCCAAAACGTGGTTGCGCTCGACCGGGTCGGGAATCATGCGCTCAACGTGGTCGAGCCAGATACGCGCGTTGCCGGTGGCCGCTGTTGGCCGGTGATCGACCCATCGGTTGCCATACGCCTGCCCCTCACGCGACACAAGCACCGTCTCGCCAGCGGCGTAGGTGATGCCACTAATGGTCAGCGCGTCCTTGGCCTGCCGGTTCTCGTCATAACAAATTGACGCCTCAATGCGGCGCTTGCCCGTTTTTGTCGGGTGGATTGAATAACAGGCGACGTGTCGAAAGAGTGCGTTAAAAGTACCGCGACTAATCTCGCGCCGATCGTCCATGTCAAAGTACGCATCTTCGTTTTGAATATACGCAAAGCGTTTGTACCAATCATCTTTCGTCGTCCTATCCAGTTGTTTTTTCTCGACCTCTGCAATGACTTCTGCGCCCTTGTCTGGAAACGCTTCAGTCGGTGTCAGTTTGGATAGCGCCGCGTCCATCGCGTGAGCTAGCAGCTCTTCACGCAAGCCAGGCGCGTGTTTCGGGCCGCCATTAGCGGCGACCCAATCCAGAAACGCGTGCGAGTCGAAGTCGACGCAATGGCTGTGCAGGCAACGATATGAGCGCGTTGACGGGCTGTAGCGCCCCTCTGGGTTGCCATCGGTATGCTCGTCTTTATTGGGGCAGATGACGCCAGCCCACCCGGCAGGGTTTGGGGTCGACAACAGCACGCCCTGATGCGACAGCCACGCCATGACGTCATCCGCCCCATCATCCGACAGCCGGATAGGACGCACGCCCAGTGACTCGGCGGGTGCTGGCGTGACATTCAGAGCTGCACACACTTCGGGCAGGCTGTACTCACGCTCTGGGTGGAACTCGACTAAACGAGCGGCGAAGTTATCCCGCCCCGGCTTGATATTGATCGACCCCGGCAGACGGAAGTTGCGCACCGCATTGCAGGCGCCAGGATCCGTGTAACCCGCGTCCGCAATCGCTCGGATGGCTGCGGCGTACTCGCCGGTGGTCGGCTGCTCTGAAAATGCGTAGCCCCACTGGAACGACCCGGCAGACGTCTCGATGATCCACGTCGGCGCAAGCGGCGGCGTGTTGGGCGCCTTCTCAGGGTCGCCCACGTCATCCAAGACCATCACCAGCACGTAGTCGGCATTCGCAGCAGACGCTGAAACGTGGCCGTCCTTGAACCGGTCGATGATAAACGACGCGGTGTTGCCGTAGATCGCCCAATCGGGCTTGGTCGGATAGTCGGGCAGGTACGCCGGCCATGTGCAGATCACTGCGCCATCGGGGTGCAGCTGAATCTGTCCGCTTTTGAGTTTAGGTTTCTGGCGGACAACTAATGCAGTCTCACCCTGTGGTGCCAAATTAGTATAAAATTCGAGGAAATCCATTGCAGTCCTTGTAGTTGGAAAGCCGCCCTGCCAGGCGGCTTTTTTATTAGCCTTTACCGTATCTGTCCATCACTTCAACTTCAGCGGACAAAGGCAGTCCAGCCGCCCATTTAGGCGGCGTACACATCACTTGCTTTAGGGTATTGGGTGCATCGGGGTCGGCGGTCTCCATTACGATCTCGTCATGTACGTGCAGCACTACGTCAGGAAGCTGGCGTAAAGCATGCCGTAGCAGATCGTTGGCGATCGCTTGCGTTATGTTCTCACAAGCGAGACCCCGCCACAAGCGGGCGCGTGGCCATTCCTTCGCATCCGCTGCCGGCTTCCATGCCGCCTTGACGTACGTGATCTCGTCACCCTCAAACTTAGCAAATGGATAGCACAACACACGCCCACTGGGCAGCGCGTACCAGAGGTGCTGGCCGTCGTAGAGATACACGACCCGACCGGCTGAAAACTCCCGATTGGGGTTGCGTAGCGCCCGCGTGTAGGCGTCTTCGAGCTTGCCCCAGTAACGTACCGCCCACGCATTAGCGCGCCGCCAGGCGTCTACAATACGGCGGGAATCGGACTCGGGCATAAAGACACCATAATTGCGACCCATCGCCGAGAAGGCGCCGATCGACCCACCGAAGCCAAGCGACAGAATGGCTACCTTGCCGATCTGGCGCTGGTCTTTATCGACTGCGTCCTCGGCCACGCGGTAGATGCCGGCGGCTTCACGTTTGTAAATGTCGCGACCCTCACGGAAGACTTGCAGCACATCGTCGGCCTGTGGATCGGCGGACGCCCAGGCTGTTACGCGCGCCTCGACCGCCGACCAATCGGCGACGACGAACTGCTTGCCGGCTGCGGGTATCAGTGCGGGCCGGAGCATTCCTTTGAGAACATCCGTAACGCGTTTTCCAAATCTTGGGACGATGCTGTGGCCTCTGACCATAGCGTGCCTAACGTCATCTGGCTCTGCTGCACACTTGCGCGTGAAGTTGTGTACCTGCGCGCCATAGCTTGAAGCACGTCCTGTGGCAGAGCCTCCAGCGAAGACAAAAGCACCTCGTACTCGGTGATCGTCTTCATCTGCCAGACTCGCAAGGCGGCTGAACTTCGCAACTGACGACGCCCAGAGGTCATCTGCGCATTGAATGACGTCCGCAACAGTGGTCGGAATCTCATCGGGGTTTTCCTCGGCAAAAGCCAGTAAATTAGCGCGTACAGACTTGTCGATAGAATACTTCAAGTCGCCGTCCTTGTACGTCTCCATCATCTTCAAAGCCTGCGAGCCGACCCGCTCCATCACCCACGACTTCATCTTGGGGCTGCGTACCGACTTGATGGCACCTTCAGTCAAGTCGGCGACCAGCGTCTCGATCTCTTCAAGCTCGACCGACGCGTAGCGGATGGCGGCTTGTGCCAGTGGCAGGTCGAGCAGCACGCCCCGGTCGTTGATGCGCTCGTTGGTGTGGTAGTCGGCCAGCTCTTCGTCGGACAGTGGCCGCATGGCCTTGGAGATCGCGCGCATGGCACGCACGTCGGCCTCGCAATACTCGATCATCTCTTGCATTAGTCTCGGATCGCTATTAAAGCTGCCATCTGCTTTAGGGATCGATAAGGCACGGATGAGCTGGGCTCCGCGATGATCTTTTCGCATAACACTGCTAATGGCGCGTCCGACGTCTTCAAGGCTGCCAGGTAAGCAGTTAGCACGCGCTTGTGCAGCGGTGCAGTAGAACTGCGTGAGTTGAAAGTTACACTGTAAGACGTACCAGAAGATGAGGCGCTCAAAGGCAGCATTGTGCGCGTATATTTGCCCGGTATGCTGGCGTACAGCGTCAGGGAACGGTTGGTCGGGAGTCCAGGTGACAACCTCATCGTCGTCAAACGCGTAGGACATACAAAGTACATCGGTGGTGCCGTCTTGGGCATAGTTATAGACTCCCCGTGAGGATAGGTCGCACTTCGACCGGGTTTCAAAGTCAAGCCAGAGTATTGTCATGGGTAGGGGTGGCTCCCGTCATCCGCCAGCATCAGGCCGAACCGACCAAGGAAAACCTGATGATTAAGTGACAGGAGCCATAGAAAAGGTGGGGTACTCGCTGCGTCTGTGCCGTACTGGTTATCGCCACAATTCCCGCAAGCGGGTCAGAGGCATCACAGCATCCGCTTTCCCCCGTACTACTTAGCCGCGACGGCGGCGGGCAGGTGCTGCTTCGGCTGCGGGTGCTTCTTCAGCTTCGGCTTCGTCTGCTTTGCCATCCATCGACACAAACTCGACGACCTCAAAGACCGGCGTGTAGATGCGACCATACGACTTGTGCGTGTAGTGATCTTTCTTCAGATGCACGACAGGCACGGGCTTGCTCTGATCCTTCTCGACCTGCTCGGCGATTGCTACTGCCAACGCCTGCACGGCCTTCTTACCACCGACGGACGTTACTGTGTAGCGCGCCTCCATGCCCTTGTCTTCGCCAGAGACGCACTTCAAGGACATGCCGATCTGCGACTCCCAACCACGCTTGGCGTTGGGTGGCGCTGCTTCCATCTCAGGCAGCGGCTCGGACACCGACACCATCTTTTCACCCAACACCTCGCCATCACCCCAAGCGATAAAGCCGTGGATGAAACTGAACGGGTTGACCGCCCAAGTCGAGTCTTCTTCGACGTCGGTCTGGTCAGCACCGAACACCCAGTGACCGGTCTTGTCCATCTTGATGATGACAGAACCTGCTGGGCCTGCGACGGTTTCAAGCGCGCGCAGTGCTGTTGAGAGGGTAGATACTGCTGGAAGGTTTGCACCTTTGAACGTGACCATATTGGACATTACTTTACTCCTATTAAAGTTTAGAGAGGGCAGCAGTTAACTGCTTCCCGATTTGCAGAACCGCTGGCCTCGGATCAGAGTCCGGTGCCAACGTACTCCCCGACGAGATCGATACAACCAAATCTGACGGGAAATCTAGTGTAGTCTTTTTCAAGACTTTTTCAAGCTGTGCGGGCGATTTAATTTTGGTCTCATACGCGTCTTCTACGCCATTCGCGTCCGCCCACGCTTCAATCCTTGCCTCGTCCACCCACTGACGTGTGCCACGCTTGGCGACCAACTTGTAGCCTGGCACGGGGCGCTCGTTCTCAAGCATCTGGAACGCTAATGCGCGCAGCTCTTTAATGTAATCCTCCAACATATCAGCCTGACGCAGCTGTGTTGCGATCTGTTCTGCCGGCAGGTTAGCTAGTTGCACCTTCAATGCACGGTCAGCTGCGCCAGTCATGCGTGGGCAGATCGGTTTCGCAGTACACCAACGGCAGTGATCACCTGTTGCAAACGGCGCCTCTGGCCATGATGAGAGACGCACAGCGTACAGCAGTTCCTGCTCAAACTGCTTCACACGCTCCGGTGTGGTGACCCAACGACGCATGGCCGGTGGTTGCACGATGATGCACTCGATCTCTTCAGCACCTTCGAACACCCACTGACATGCAGGCGTTCTCATGGCCGCAGCTGCATAAAATAAGAGTTGAGGATTGTCTTCAGCATCCACAAGTACGCCATCGCCAAATTTCCAATCAAGAACGATGGCGCGTTTATCTTTACGCCCAAGTAAGTCAGTGCTACCAAAGACACCAGGCAGAAAGTCGCCAAAACCAACTCGGGTTTCAACCATGTACTCCATCTGCTTGTTCGGGTCGATTTCGTCGAGTGCCGCGAGAGCGGGAATAATCTTCTCATCAAGTAGCTCCGGTGTGAGTGTCTGATCTTTGTATTGCGCGCCCAAGCACTGCGCGGGCTTCTTGTCGAACTCCAAGAGTTCGGCGATCACGTTATGCAGGAGAGTGCCGCGTGCTGCGTGTTCGGACTCAGATTGGGGCGGCATCTGTTGCACCAGCTTAACCGACGCCGGGCAGTTGATGACGCGCTTGGCGGTGCTGCCGCCGACGATACTGGAATGTGACATTGAACTGTACTCCCGTGTAGTGATTGAGCCTCGACTGTAGACCCTAAAATAATCCTTGTCAAATACTTTTTGATGCCTTATATTTCGCAGCATGTTAGAAAAAACAATCGAGAACTATTTTGTCTGGACAGTCGAGCGCGCTGGCGGCAAGACGTACAAGTTTAGGTCAGTCAACCAGCGCGGAGTAAGTGACCGCATCGCTTGTATGCCTGATGGATCAACGTGGTTTGTCGAATTGAAAACCAAGGGTGGTCGGCTGTCTGAATTACAAAAACGATTTGCTGACGACGTTATTGCGTTGCGACAGAACTACGTTTGTTTATGGTCGAAGGAGATGATTGATGAGTGGATTAGAGAGAGATGATTTTGTACGGTTAGCGCGGGAAGCGGGGCTGCCGGTCTCAGATAAATTTGATGGAATCGGGTACGTTTGGTGCAGCGATGAATACCCCATCGATGAACAGCTTCAGCGCTTTGCTAACTTAGTCGCAGCAGCAGAGCGCGAGAAATGCGCGAAGTTATGCGACGCGCTTAAGAATCCGATTGACGACCCACTAGCGCCCGTAGGTCAGTATGAGTCTGGTTGTTACATCACCGCCGAGTTTCTTGCTGACGCTATCCGCGCCAGAGGTAACGATGCAGCTTAGACCTTACCAAGACGAAGCTGCCGACTTCCTGTACGAGCGCGACCGGGCAATGATTTTGGCGCCCGTGGGTGCAGGCAAGACGGCAATTACCCTGACCGCCATGCAGGCAATGGTGCAGGACGGGTACGCAAGTCGGTTCCTTGTCTTGGCGCCCAAGCGTGTGTGTACAGACGTCTGGCCGATCGAGGTGCCCAAGTGGGCGCCAGAGCTAGACCACCGCGTGGCTGTGGGCAGCCCTAAAGACCGGGCGTCAGCACTGCGCTCGTTTGTGGCGATAGTGGTCACTAACTACGACAACATTCAGTGGTTGGCCGAGCAGGACTTGTCCGACTTTGATGCGATCGTGTTCGACGAGCTAACCAAATTAAAGAACCCGTCCGGCACACGCTTCAAAGCACTGCACAAGGTGATCGACCAGTTCAAGATCCGCTGGGGTCTGACGGGGTCGTTTACTAGTAACGGCTTGGAAGACGTCTTCGGTCAGTGCAAGATCGTTGACGAGAAACTGCTTGGCCGTGCCAAGGGCGCGTTTTTGCAGCAATACTTTGTCTGCATGAACCGCGACTTCGGCGAGTGGCTGCCACGCCCAGGCGCGCTGTCGTTGGTTATGGAAAAGATCAAGCCGGCGACCTTCGTACTAGAACCTGGCGAGTACAAGGACAAGCTGCCGCCCTGTCATGTGGTCGAGCTGCGGTGCGAACTGGACGACCGCAAGCCCTACGAGAAGATGAAGAAAGACTTTGTGGTGCAGTTTCCGACTGCCGAAATACTGGCGGCTAACGCTGCGGCTGTTACATCAAAGTTGCAACAGATGGCGTCGGGCTTTGTGTACGACAGCGCCCGTGTCGCGAGTGACGCGCCGGGTCAGTTCACCACCAGCAAGACGGCGGTGTGGTTTAGCAGTCACAAGTTTGATCGATTGGACGACTTACTGGAGGAGAACCAACATGCCAATACGCTTATCGTTTACCAGTTTCAAGAAGAGGTGGCAGAACTTCGTCGCCGCTATCCGAAGCTTGCCACCCTCGACGACACCGACGCCATCAAGCGATGGAACGCCGGACAAATCGAGCTTCTTGCCGTCCATCCTAAGTCAGCGGGACATGGACTTAATCTACAGCACGGGGGAAGCCACATGGTATTTCTGTCGCTGCCGTGGAGCTTGGAGTTGTACGAGCAAACGGTTGGACGGCTGCACCGTTCCGGGCAACTGCATGACGTCTGGGTCTATATCCTACTCGCCGAGAAGACAGTTGACGAAAAGATCTGGGCAGCACTGCACGACAAACGAGCAATTTCCGACATAGCGATGGAGGCACTGAAATGAGATACCTACTTTTATTATTGACGGCGTCGGCGATGGCTGCCGAGCCAGACCATCTGACTTACACCAACGACATCAGCGTGCGCACGGTCTTGACGCAGACCAAGCCAAACTGGTGTTTGGGTATGAGGATGGCGTTTGACATTGACGGGCTAGACCGCGCTTACTACGGTTGCTGGGTGCCCATGCAAGGTTTTGCGCACATTGAGATGCTTGACGGCAGCCGGCGGGTGATCGCACTAGATAAATTTACCAAACCAAAACAGGAGGCAACAAAATGACGGACTTTACCAAATATGAGACGCAGCGTGAGATTCTGATCGACTACCTGCATGTCATGATCGCCCGTAGCGACTGGCATGGCGTCTCTGACGTCGCTAACGATCTGCGTGAGCTGGAGGCCGAACAACGTGAAAAGAATTGACTACTGGAAGGCCAAGCTAAAGGCCGCGCAAGCAGAAGAGCGCATACGCCAGAAGGAGTTGAACCAGATGGCCAAAGCGTTTGAGCGGGCGCTAGAGCAAGTGGATGACATACAGAAAAGGATAGAAGATGAAAAAGCAAAGCTGGCGCGCACTGAATGACGTCTTGGCGTCATTGTCAGAAGATGAGGTGTTCGCGCTACTGACACAGGAGCAGCTGCATGAGCGCCGCAGCTCGCACTTGCAGCGCCTGCACCAGCGCTATTGCGCCCTGCGTGACGCCCGTGAACGGTTGGAAGTCATGTCCAAGGCGGTACGGCCATGACGGTTATCGACCTTGCCACAAAGCGACAGCCCGTCACTTACACTTTAGTGATTACGCACCACTGGGATGGGCATTTTGAATTTACAGTGCTAGACGTTGCAGATGACAAGCGTAGCCGAGAAGCCGTTGGATACGCACTAAAGAAAGCCGCAGAAGCGTGGGATACATCAGAGGTACAAGAATGAAATGTATGCAGTGCGGCAGTAAGACCCATGTGGTGAACACGATCCAGCAGCCAGGCGGCGTCCGGCGGCAACGCAGGTGCCCGTCATGCAAGAACAATGCCTACTCAGCAGAGGTGTGGGTTGCAGGCAACGTAATGGTGGGGAAATCGATTTATACTAATGACGAGGTAGCGTTGATAAAAAAGAAAGGCGTTGACGCTCGCCGCGCAAATGAAGATAGGAGGAAAGACGATGTTACGTGATGGATACTTTATTAGAGAAGAACCACCCAAAATCGGCGCGCATTACATCCCGCAGTTCTATCAGCGCGTCTCCACGCCAGAAGAGCGGTTCGTGCAGGACATCATGCTGGGGGCTAAACCACAGCAAGAGTCGCCTGTGGTGAAGTTGTTCGGCAGGCTGCTGAGTATATGAAAGAGCTTGTCCTTATCTACTACGCAGCGATTGTGGTAGCCACCGTGGGCTTTCTGGCGTTCTTTGTGCCAGAGCCACGGCGGCCTACCGCTGCTGAGTGCGGTGTGTCTGAGATCGCGCCTGACATGTCAACGCGCGACCGTGAGGTCTGCCGGCAGTTACGCCAGCATCGTCACCGCATGTGATTGC